TACATTTGTACTATCAAAAATAGTAAATGGATTAGAAACTCTTAATCTTCCAAATGCATCATAAGCATTTGATCCATTTCCACCACCAATAACTGTTGGTTCTGTATTTACATTGTTGCATGAACTCATTAGCAGCCAAACCTCATATTAAACCATGTAAATCTTTGTAACTCTTGTTTTAAATCTTCTTGGTAACCAAAATTTAATTCATTCTTTAATGTATCTAAACCTTCTCTTAATTGTCTTTGATTATCCTCTCTATACTCAGGAGTTGGTTCAGGTATAACTGCTGTTATCTTTGCCATTATCTTCTACCTCCTGCAGAAATATCTAATCTTAAAGTTCCATATCTCCAAGACTCATCTACTGCATCGTTTTCTATTTTTAAGCTCACTTGTCTTCCTCTAACTCTTGTGCTTACATAATCTGTAGTACTATTACATGTAAATGGTCCGGTAATTAATGGGCCAGTAGAACTAGATGAATCTGTTTGATTTGGATAATTTTTAAAAAACATAGTAACTTTTGCATTACCCTGTAAATTTTTAAAGTCAGGTATAAATCTTGATACTCTCATTACTACTTCACCGTCTCCACCTATTCCTCTTTGAGGATCTATGTCATAATCTCCAGATTGAATATAAGATGTAATAGCAGTTTCATTACCATTAGCATCTACTTGATTTACACCCGTTTCATGTGCCCAATATTTACTTGCTCCAAATGTATTAGTTGCACCATTAACAGTTGGAAATGTAGGTGTGTTATTTCTATAAAATTCTGTTGCATAAGGTAAGTTATAAGTATGAGCATCATTGTATGATGTTCTAGATAAAGACCCTGTTGTCCAAGTATCTTCTATAAAATTATATACAACGTTTCTATTGATTTGCTGCGAGCCGCTCGCTGCGTAGTACCAGCCTACTTCATTATAAAGTGAGTTATGATAAGCATACGCAATTTGATTGGCATCATAATTAATTCCTAAATTATTACCAGATGTTGTAAATACAAAGTCTTCAACTAATGATGGGAGTTGTTTTACCGTACCATCAAACATAAAAAAGCCTCCACCAAATCCCATCCAGAAAACTGCACCTTGTGCATATACCATTGCATGTTGACCTAAACATCCACAATTAGAACCAACCTGTCGAATACTGAATGTAAAAGGTGGTCCCACAAATTGTATTTGATATGCTGCTTGATCGGTAAGTACTAAAATGTAATCTTTACCTTGTACTGCTCCAATGATTTCATTACCTTGGTCAAGTAAAAATGTACCTGCAGTATTAGTTGCAGTAGGTATCCAAGTATTAATGTCTTCTTGATTAGAAAATCGAATAAACATTTTATTTTGACTAAACTGATCCCCAATAGTTTCTTCTGTTCCCATTAAAAATAAATGTCTATCTCTACTAGATACTATACTCATTAAGGATGTAGTTGGTGCACCACTTACAATAGCAGCTCTAGTTTCTAAAGCTCCAGCTACTGTCGGATTCCAAGTGTATGTTGCACCATCTTTAACTGTTGCAACAAGTAATTGTCCATAGTTTTCTAAAGACCAAGAGCCTGGACTTAATGTTACATTTGTTGTAGAAGATTCTTCTCCCCATTCTTCTGATCCCCAACTGTCTGTACCCCAACCATAAGCTGGTGTTTGAAAGACTGGACCTATTGTAATATATTTATTTAAAGTTGCAGATCCTTGAGTGGACATACCTGTGCCAGTTTCATTAGATGGCATAGTGATTGTAAAAGTATTTCCTGTAGGCGTGGATATGACTTCAAATACATTTGTTTCAAAATCGTTTGTTGTATATCCTGTTTCACCACCACCAGGTAATGATACAGATTTAAATTTAAAATAATCTCCAGCTAATAAACCATGAGAAGTTAAGTTAACTGTAACTGTTGCTGAACCTGTTGTTGAATCAAAAGTTATCCCTGTCTGATCTCCATTAATAGGAGTGATGTCATAAAAAGCACCTTCATAATAAATAACTAATACTTTAGATGTGCCAAGAGCTGCATACTTTTTACCATCTAAATCTGTCCAAGTGTGTTGAGCTCTAACTGGTCCCGATAAGGTATTATCTACTAACTGTTGCCAACCACCTATTTTCTCAGGTTGTCCATATCTAAATCTAACATTATCTCCATCAATCCATTGCCCTTCAGCTCCGGTTTCAGTTTCCTGTTTATTAAATCCTGGCTTAAATTGTATTTTCTGAAGCATAGCACCTCATTATATATGCTTTTTAATTTTTTGGTAGTATTATATTCCAATCTAATTTAGATATCAATTCTTCTAATCTAACTCTTTTAATTTTATTTTCTTTTAAATATTGATGTAATTCCTCTATGTCCACTACAATATATCTATTGTTATCCTCAAAAACCATTTTATCAGCTCTTGTTTTAAAAAATCCACATTTACTATTATTCTTTAATGGTCTTAAATCAAACTTCCAAGATTCATTAGATCTGTTTTTTAAAATCCCCTGTACATCCCAAAATTGTTTTTTCTCTTTTTGAGAAGGATATTCTATACTAGAAAGTAGATTTACAAAACTTAACAATTAAATTGTAATACTTTAATTTGATTTCTTAATTCAGCCATTCTTCTAACTAATTTTCTATTTAGTTTAGCTAACTCTTCTACTTCAATTTCTTTTATTTCAAGAGTGTCTCTTAGGCTTTTTGTAATTATGACTTCTGTTTGTTTAATAGATTCAGCCATACTTAATTCTTCTGTTAATTCTTTTACTTTTTGTTCTAGTTCTCTTATTACAATATCTTTATCCTTCATATGGTAGTCCTACGTGTTTTCTATTATCAAATTTAATTGCATTCTTTTTTCTAGCATTATTATAATGTAAAAAAACTTGAGCGCAATGCATTCCTTCAAAAGGTTCTCTCCAATGCTCTAATATACATCCTTTATATATTAACATATCCCCTGGATTTAAATTAACTTTATGTGTTTTCTTTTTATCTCTTAAAAATATCGGCCATTTTTCTCCACCTAAATTTAGTGTAGTAGATATCTCACAACTTTTTCTATCTGTGTGTTTTGCTAAAATATCTCCGTATTTATATATTCTAGTGTAAGAATAGTTAGGAAATAGTTTCATGCCTGTATGTTTCTCCATAGTTGGCATCATATCAACTAATAAGGTTTCCATTACAATGTCTGCATAATGAGAATAGGTATTAGGAACTTGTTGGTCTTTCCAAGTACCAAACAAACCCTCATCTTCATTTAGTTTATTTTTAGATTTTAAATGTTTAGCTACTTCTCTTTTCAACATTATGTAGTGAAAAATAAATTGAGCTAAATCTAAAGGTAATGCTTTTTTAACTATTACAAATTTATCTTTTTTAAATTTTATCAACTTTAATCCTATCGTGTAAGTATTTATTTTGTATATTATCAAAATCTATATTCCAAGAGATAATAGATTTTGTTTTTTTACTTTGATTTTTAGCAGACCTATGTATTAACCAACAAGGAAAAAATACCATATCTCCTTCTTCCACTTCTACTGTAAAACTTTTATCTAAATTATCTGGGTATAGAAATTCTGTAGTGGGACATTTTTTATCTAATTCTAAATAATATGTTCCAGTGTAATTACCGTCATGTACGTGCCAGTTATGTAAATCTTGATGTCCATATTGTTGATACCAAAGTTTATGTAATTTTATATCTGCATAACCTAGGTGTTGTGCAAAAATTTTTAAATGACTATGTAAAGAGGGTCCAGCTAATTTAATCCAAGGTCGCTCCCAATTAGCAGCTTCCGGCCAATCACTTTTTAATAATTTATCATTATAATAATTATCTTTAATACTAAAGGCTTCATCAGTTCCTTCTTCCCAATACTTAAGAATTTTCTTCTTAAATTTTTTATGATCTTTAAATTTTTGTTTTAGTATTAAACTATTAAAATTATATTCTTTTATCATTTTGGATCAAAGTTATAAGAAAAAACAATTCTTTTTTCTTTTATTTGTTTTGGATCAACTGCATGTAAAACATTGCTTCTAAAAATTACTAGTTTTCCTGTTTCACATAAATATTCACATTGTTGATAAGTTAAATCATTTAATACAATATTTTTAAAATTTCTTAACGTTGTATGAGTAGGGTTTTTCATATCAATAAAAGGATTAGAAAATATAGTTGGACTATCATTTTTTTGAGCATCTAAATAAAAAACACAAGAGATTGTAAAACCGTGATGAGCATGAAAAGGTTG